GCCAAGACTATCACTTTACCGCCCTGAAAAAGGCAATGATTTCCGTATGATTGACCGTGTCATTTATGAACAGTTTCAAGTCGGCGGTACTGATATCATTATTCACAAATACCTAGGTCCTGCTGACCCTTTAGAGGGCGAGGCAACTCCTACCACTCCTGTAAACACTAACCCTATTCCTGAACTAGGAATACAAGATGTGTTGTTTATGGAAAATAGAGACAGAAAATATGAACCCGATGTGTATGTTTCTCGAGGAATCTACACAATGCAGGATATTGATTTTAATCTTCAGCAGTTTGGTTTCTTCTTATCTAACGATAACATTATGATTACTTTCCACCTACGTGGTATTGTAGAACTGTTAGGTAGAAAATTAATGGCAGGAGATGTGTTAGAACTGCCGCACTTAAAAGACGAATATGCACTAGGCGACGATATGGTTGCACTAAAACGATTTTATGTAGTGTCGGATGTTGCTCGTCCTGCATCAGGTTATAGCCAAACATGGTATCCACATTTGCTCCGTGCAAAATGTGAGCCACTAGTTGACAGTCAAGAATACAAACAGATATTGGATCAAGACAGCGGTGATGGACAGAACAGCCTTCGAGACATCCTTTCAACATACAATCAAAACATTGCCATTAACAATCAAATTATTGCACAGGCAGAATCAGATGCTGGGTTAAGTGGATACGACACTGATCAATATTATATTTTGCCTTTACAAGAAGATGGCAAATTAGATATTCGAGACACTACTGATACAGATGTTGATGCTAGCTATGACGGTAATGCAGCAGATGCAAGTTCTGTATTTGTAACTCCTGAAAAAGACGTTTACATTAGCTATCTTCAAGGAGACGGCAAACCACCAAATGGAGCACCTTACAGTTTCGGCATTGAATACCCAGCTAACCCCGGTATAGGTGCATATCATTTACGCACAGATTACATGCCAAATAGATTGTTTAGATTTAGCGGCAACGGTTGGGTTTATGTAGAAAGCAATGTTAGAATGACTATGACTAACAAGCCAGTTGACGGAATTCCTGCACCAGATGCATTAACTAGACATACTCAACTTGGCAGTTTTATTAACAATAACAACACTGCAACTATTGCAGGCCGAGTTATTGAAGAGAGACAGAGTCTAAGTAAGGCTTTAAAGAAACGACAGGGGCCTGAAGCAGATTTATGATAGAGGTATATATGGACGATTATCAAAATTACAAAAGATTTACATCTAAATGCAAATGCGGATGTCCTGCACACTGTGATCATAGTTGTACTGAGTGCGAATACTGTCCGGACTGCGAATGCCCTGAATGCAAAGAGCTTGACAAATCTAGAGGATAAAATTAATGGAACATTTTTACGACGGCCAAATACGCCGTTACTTGACACAATTTATGCGACTAATGAGTAATTTTACTTACAAAGATGGTCGTGGAAATGTGATTCAAATACCAGTTAGATATGGAGATATGTCTAGGCAAGTAGCCAGCACATTGAAAAAGAACAGTGAGAACGTGCTTAACTCTGCACCTTTCATTGCCTGCTATATTAAAAGTCTAGACATAGCCCGCGATAGGTTACAAGATCCTAGCTTTGTGGGCAAAATGCACATTAGAGAAAGGCAGTTTGGTTACGTTGATGAAAACCCAGATAGCCCTACATTTGGACAAACTATTCAAGACTACGCAAATGTGCAAGGTGAAAATTATACAGTTGAACGATTAATGCCAACACCGTTTAATTTACAATTTGTTGCAGACGTGTGGAGTACCAACACTGAACAGAAACTACAAATTCTAGAACAAATTTTAGTATTGTTTCGTCCTGCAATGGAAATACAGACTACTAGTAACTATATTGATTGGACCAGTCTCAGCTATGTAGAGCTTACCGGAATGAATTGGTCTAGCAGAACTATTCCGCAAGGTACTGAAAACGACATTGACATTGCCACCATGAATTTCTTAACTCCTATATGGTTAAGTCCTCCTGCTAAAGTTAAAAAGTTAGGTATCATTACTAAAATTATTGCTAACATTTTTGCAGAGGAACAAGGTACAAGTGCAATGGGTCCTGAATTTAGTTTCTCTAATCCAGTATCTAGAGTCACGGTAACTCCGGGCAACTTTTCGATCTTGTTAACAAATAACACAGCTAAACTAATGGCAGCATCTGAAAACTTGTTAGTAAATGACTTAGAACAGATTCCAATTAAAGCTGGCACTAAAATTAACTGGAAGGCATTATTAGATCTATATCCTGGCAAGTTTAGAACAGGACTGAGCCACATCGAACTTACAAAACTTGATGGTGGGAAAATTGTAGGCTACCTAAGTATTAATCCATTTGACGAAGCAGACATGGATGTTTTAAACATTCAGTTTGACGGAGAAACTTTGCTGAACACTGCAATTTCTGATCTTACAAATACTGTAAGTAGGGGCACAGTCAATGCTATTGTAAATCCAAAAACATTTAATCCAGGTACACCTAGTGTTGATGCACGTTATTTGATACTAGAAGATATTGTTACAACAGAAGAGGATGGACCTAATGCATGGGCCAACAGTAATAGCACCAACTTTACTGCATCTGCAAATGATATTATTCAATGGGACGGAGTGCAGTGGAATATAATTCTCAGTTCTGCAGATACAACTGAAACAACATATATAACTAATTCATATACAGGAATACAATACAAGTGGGATGGCACCCAGTGGTCTAAGAGTGTAGACGGTATGTATTATCCTAGTGAATGGCGTTTAGTTTTATGATACGTGAAGACATTGTATGCAGTGGAGGTTTATTCTTTGCTAAAGATACAAAAAGATTTTTATTTTTGTTAAGAAATCAAGGCAAAACTGCGGGCACATGGGGCATTGTTGGCGGCAAGAAAGAGCCTGCTGATGCTACTCCGTATGCCGCATTAGAAAGAGAAATCACAGAAGAAGTTGGATCTCTGCCTAAAATAAAGAAAGTAATTCCGCTAGAGCTGTTTACTAGTGAAGATCAACGATTTTATTTTAACACATACATGTTAATTGTTGACAAAGAGTTTATTCCTGTGCTTAATGACGAACACGTGGGATACGCATGGTGCAGTTTAAATCAGTGGCCAAAGCCTCTGCATCAAGGTGTTAAGAGAAGCCTATCTAATCGAACTAACAAAACTAAAATAGAATTGCTAATTGAAATAGTCAGCTGATTACCAAGGCTTGTTTAGAGTAACAACAGCAGGTGCCTTTTGTTGCTCAATTTGATTTTCTAAATTTAGTTTATAATCTGCAAGGACTTCTTCACCCATTGCAGTTTCAACCCAGGCCTGCACAGCATCTTGAGTCAATAGATTAAATGGCTTATATGTTTCTGGATCAGGTTCCGAAAGGCCAACTGAACCAAAAATTTGAGATCCGTGCCCTTCACCGTCTGTTGCAGATAAGATAAACTCTACATTATACACGACATTTGTCAAGCCGTTTAATGTAGGGTGTGCAGCAAATCTAGGAAATTCCCAAGTATATGTAATCATAATAATATTTATCTCCAATGCGGTCCTTCGTACCATCCTGCTAAACTATGTCGTACACCGCTAATTAACGGTGTAACTTCATGAAAAATGATACTAGGAAATACACAAACTGTTCCTCTAGCACGAAGATTTTCCGAGTTAGGATAATGCCCAACATCTAAAAACTTTAAATCACCGCCTTCGTATGCGTCAGGATCACTAAGTTGTACAGTTACACTCAGCTTTCTTTGCGTAGGTAACGGTGCTAAAAATACATCCTGATGCCGTTTGTAAAAACTCTGTTCTTCACCAGTGTAGGTAGCAAACTGTATTGCAGGTAAAAATTTATAATCTACCTGAAACCATTCTTTATTAATTTGATCAACTACCTTGTCTAATTCATTAAACAAGTATGACCATGTGGAGTTTCTTACTATACCGCGAATTGAGCTTCTACGCCATTCGTTGTTAACCCTATCACTAGAAGGCCCTAATTTTGCTTCTTGTTCTGGCAAAATTAGGGCCTCTTGAATTATTCTATCACATTGTTCGGGCGTAAAATAACTTTTAATATAAGCCCACTCACCTATCATGTATTATTTGGGTCAGGAGTTGCTGTTCGTTTTGCAATAGTGCTAGCCATTGCTTCGGCTACTGTAGTGGCTGTTGTGGTATCTGTTCCTGAAAAAGTAATAGTAGTAACATTAGGCAGTAAGTCTCTTTCAATTACAGAAACTGCTACAGTATTTTTAACCCAGCCAATAATATCTTGTTTAGTTACGTTGTCAATTGACACAAATACTTCAGAATTCACATTAGGGTTAAGTTCTACAATTCCTACCTGATACTTAGAATTTCCTTCACCGTCGTCTGCTGTGCATTTCCATGTGACACGAAATACTACGTTTTCATTTCCGTTGTGAGAACTTATTAAATCTACGTTCTCAATATCCCAGGTATAAGTTGTTGCCATTGTTTTCTCCGCTGTACTAAACTAGTATTTATTCTTTACCAGGTCCCATTGCACCTTGGCCGCCTGCGGCCTGTTGTTCTTGAAGTTGCGGTGCGACTTGCTGACGGATTGAGTCAACAACAGCAAAGCATTGTTCGTAAGGTAGTTTGCCTAAACCCGCCATGATGGTGTTTAGTTCGTTCATATCTAAAGTTAAATTAATCTTGTTCATAAAAGCTCCGTTAAGGTATATTATTTATATACCAATATAATCTATTGGTATTTTCTGAGTTTAAGGTTGTAAAGACGGGTCGGCAACAGATGCTGCTCCCGGTTCAGCAATAGACGCTGTTCCTTTACCTGGTGCCCACGGCAATTCTGGTTGAGAAATTGCGGCACTGTTTATTTTATCTTGTATTCTTGCATTAACATGCTGTTCGTAATCGCCCACTACTACTGCTTTAATCCAATTTAACACAGTT